TCCTTCAATCTCCACAACTGTCTTACAATATAATATTAACACCAATGAGGTCGTATGGACAATTGCCGATAATACACCGGTCACTGAGAATTTTATGATAGCACTAGGCTCCGCACCAAACTATATCGCATATTCATACGACGGTATTCACTGGAACGGTAATAATGCAAATGTTTTCCGAACCAACGGCAACTGTGTGGCTTGGAACGGCTCGTATTGGCTTGCCGGTGGAACTGACTTGACAAACAGTTCTTATACAATGGCGATTAGCTCAGACGGAATTCACTGGACAGGTGTTGAATCGCAGTTCACCACTGATTGCTACGCTATTGCGTGGAACGGAAATATGTGGGTCGCAGTCGGCGACGAATCCGCAACGGCTATATATTCGTACGATGGCTTCAACTGGTACACAAGTGGATTGACTGGAAGTAATTCTGTAGGTTGGAGTGTTGCTTGGAACGGAACTATGTGGGTAACCTGCCTCGCTGGAACAGGTTTTCCTACTATATTTTACAGTTACGATGGTAATAATTGGGCATCTGCCAATCAATCTGTGTTTCCATATGGTGATATTTTTCCAACGGCTGCGTACTGCGTTGCCTGGAACGGCAAATTATGGCTTGCCGGCGGAGAAGCAACCTACGACCCATATGTTTTCACACTCGCATACAGTTACGATGGACTCAATTGGTCTCCATCTGGATCACCAGCATTCTTGAACGCCTGTTACTGTCTGGCGTGGAACGGAACACTGTGGGTTGTTGGTGGCTATGATCCATCCACAAATATGGGATATTCATACGACGGACTCAACTGGTCTGCCGCTGCAAATAACATATTTTCAGACTATTGTTCTTCAGTCACTTGGAATGGCTCCTACTGGGTAGCAGTTGGTGTAGATGCCAATAATACAATTGCTTACAGTGCCGACGGTATCAACTGGACCGGTCTCGGAACCAATACCTTCACGGGCTCTACGGATATATCTGGCGGCTACGGTATTGCCTCACGTACCGTGCTCCCCTACGTCGGCACCGACCCTATTCCCTTCCTGCGCGGACCAGTTGTCGCTATTGGTGCTGCTGCGGGCAGTTACCAGCCTCAGTCCAATAGTATTGCGATCGGCACCGGTGCTGGCTTATATTCAAATAACGGTATCGCAATCGGTTTATATGCCGGTGCTAGTAATATAAATAGTAATTCATATCAGATTGCTATAGGAGAATTTTCTGGTAATGATAATCAGGGCAGTGCCGCTATCGCTATAGGAAATTATGCTGGCTATACAAATCAAGGAACAGATACTATCGCAATCGGTGACAATTGTGGTTTTAACAATCAATCTTCATTCGCTGTTGCTATGGGCTATTTAGCAGGATATGAATCTCAAGGATTATACTCAGTTGCTCTAGGATTCCAAGCAGGGTCTAACATCCAAAGCCCCTCGGCGGTCGCTATCGGTCCAAACGCAGGTCAAAATGTACAAGGAGCGTATTCGGTTGCCATTGGCGCGGAGGTAGGTCAGAATTATCAAAACGATTACGCTATTGCTATGGGTTATTTAGCAGGTAGTGGATACCAAAGCACAAATGCAATTGCGATTGGTCAGCAAGCAGGTTACACAAACCAAGGTGCTTACGCAATTGCGCTTGGTGCCTATGCTGGATTAAGTAATCAACACAATAATAGTATTATCTTAAATGCTACAGGTTCTGAATTTGAAACAACTACTTCCAACGCATTCTATGTAGCGCCGATTCGCTATGATGAATCTATCTCCACAAATGTCTTACAATATAACACCCTGACGAATGAGATTGTTTGGAACAATGGTGCTGCAGGTTCTACAGGTCCTACAGGTTTTACAGGTTCTACAGGTTCTACAGGTCCTACGGGTCCTACAGGTCCTACAGGTTCTACAGGTCCTACAGGTCCTACAGGTTCTACGGGTCCTAAAGGTTCTACAGGTTTTACAGGTCCTGCAGGTACTGCAAGTTTTCCTGCTGCGACAATTTATGGCAGTTATTTATACTATAACGGATCAAACTGGCAGGTTGGCACTAGTCAAATCAAGATTGGTGCTGACAGTGGTGAAATCACACAAGGAACATATACAGTAGCAATTGGAAATTTCGCTGGAAACAGTAATCAAGGGTCAGGTTCTATTGCTATTGGCTCACAAGCAGCTCAATTTAATCAAGGCTCAAATTCTATTGCAATAGGCAATTTAGCAGGTACTTCATCACAAAGTAATAATACAATTATCCTCAATGCTACAGGATCATCATTAGAAAGTGGAATTTCCAACGCATTCTATGTAGCACCGATTCGTGATGGTACAGGAGTAAATAGCAATTGTCTCACTTATAACACAGGAACCGGTGAAATCGTCTATGATACATCAAAAACCTTCGTCATCAACCATCCCAAAGACGAGTCCAAGTACTTAGTACACGCTTGCTTGGAGGGACCTGAAGCCGGTGTATATTACCGTGGCACTGGCACCATTGCCGAACTAGAGAGCAGCGTTGAAGTGGAACTACCAGACTACGTAGATGCACTTGCCGTGGACCTCACTGTTCAGGTAACACCTATCTATAACGGGTCGGTGCGTGTACTCAATGCGTCCTGTGTTTCTAACAATAAGTTCACAGTGTATGGCGACAGCGGCGACTTCCATTGGCACGTGTATGGACGCCGTGCTAGCGTCGTGGTGGAGCCTAAAAAATCAGAGGTCGCTGTTTTGGGCGAGGGTCCTTACCGCTGGATTGCTTAAGCGAGCATCATATCGTTCTCATCGCCCTCATCTTCGTCCGAAGCGTCCACCGGCTTATCACCGGCGTAGAGCATCGTATACTCGCGCGCCTTTTCCTCGTACGCCGCCTTATTCGTCTTATACATCTGCGCAATCTCTGGCATAAGAGGATCCTCAGGATTAGGGTCGGTCAAGAGGCTCAGAATGGAGAGCAGTACCTTAGAAATGGTGAGTGCGGGGCTCCACTGTGTCTTCAAAATATCAAGGCAGATGCCACCACTTGCGTTGATATTTGGATGATAAATCCGTGTCTTGAACTGGAGATGAGGTACCTTGAACGGATACTCAGTAGGGAAATGGATGATGAGCTTGAACATACCACCCGCAAACGGACTGTCCGCCGGTCCCATAATCATACCTTCCCAGTGGAACATATCATCGTTAATTGGACCCGCCGAGCATCCCGCCGGTGGATCCCTCTTTATGTCGTCCAATTCCTTCATAATACGTCGTAGTGCCATTTTGTTGGTGTCAGGAGTCAATGAATCCTGTCGCCATCATTTTTTTCGGATTAGGATGGGCGCCTATTTGAAATACGCCTTTAACTTTCCTAATACCCCTTTCGCACTCTTTTTCAAAGTAATTTCTGCCTCTTTCGTTGTAATATGAAACAGCCATTTGAAGACCATGGTTCCGCCAAGAAAAGTTGCAAACTTCGCTGTATTCTTTGCGTCCTTTGAATACAGATATTCCACGAGGAGCCAGATTCCGAACAAAAAATAATAGTTCGGATTGGTGAGCAAGACGAGCAGGACCATAATGAAAATAAGTACATTTATATTATGTCCACCAATCTTCGCAAAATTTTCTGATGCACCCCAGTCTAACGTCACCGTGTCCGAAAACGGCACCTTTCTCAACGCACCATTGAGTAGGGGTGGATACGATTCCGATAGATTACTATGAACAACTCCATTATCTGGCGTATTAATAATAAGCGGCTTCATAGAATACGCGTTCATCTTATGTTTATTAATCCACTCAGCCATCTGCGCATCAATATGATTGTGTATTGGCAAATGCTTTACTTTCTTCGCGCATTCATTGGAAATAATATATCCGTGAAATCCTATACTTCCATACACACGTAGAATATGGCTATTCATCCGCTTCGGAACCTGTCCTAGAACCTCGTTATAGACTTTCGGTATCGTATGGCTATCATCGCAATTGAAATTACAACCTAGATAGAACATATCAAAGTCTTTCGGCACCTGATCCCAGCCAGTACGGAATTGAGTCTCAAAATCGTCAGCGAAGACCGCGTCGTCTTCTAGGATAAGTACATGCTTATAGTTATTCTTCAACATATCCTCCCAAATTGTCTTATGAGACATAGCGCATCCCTTGATGCCATCGGTACAATATTTCAAACAAAAGTCGCTGAGATGATGACTCGTCTTTACTTGCGCACCTAGAACCGCAGGAAACCGGGTAAACTCAATATTTAGCTTATCTAGCTGTTGTTTCATTTTCTCTAATCGTTCTGTATCTCTATCCAGATTGATTACATAGACCTTGTCTACGACCTTATTGACGTACGACATCCCTATGAGGGATAGGGGTTTAGTTTTTGCTCAGGTTTGCCGTTGCCGACGTCAGTAGGCGACCACCGTCTACGTGAATCACCGAGCCCGTCATAAATCCCGCCTTCGTAGAGTCGGCGAGGAAGACCACCAGCTCCGAAATATCCTCAGGCTGACCAATACGACCGACGGGGTGCGTCTGCTTGGACGCCTCGTAATACGCTGCCGCCGCTTGTGGGGACATGCCCGCCGACTCGTGAAAGTGCGTCTGAATGGTCGCCGGCGAGATACACATCACACGGACACCCTGTGACGCAAGCTCAATCGCCATCGTCTTCGTCAGCATCTCTACACCCGCTTTTGCCGCGCTATACGGTCCCAAACCCGCTACGGGTCTTGAGGCAAGTATAGACGAAAAGTTAATAATGGTGCCCTTTGTTTCGGTGAGATAAGGAACGGCAGCCTGGCTCGTAAAAAATACACTCGTCAGATTGAACTGAATGGCAGAATTGAAATCGTTTAGCGTTGTGGCTGCGAGGGTCTTGCCCAGAACACCGCCGCCTACATTATTCACCAACACATCAAGGCGCTTGAAATGGACAATCGTACGTCCTACAATGTTCGCATACGATGTCTGGTCGGTAGCATCAGCTTGAATATACAGAATACGAGGAGCATCGCAATCGCTGTACGCCTGCTGTAGGCGTGCTTCATCGCGTCCCGTCACTACAATATTATAACCTGCCGCATACAGTGCCTTGGCAATAGCCAAGCCAATTCCACTGCTCGCACCGGTAATCAGGGCAACCTTTCCATTGTTTGGGGATGCCATAATTTGTATATGAGTTTATGGTTTTTGGGCTTTATATCGCAGCGGTCACGACCACCTCAATCTTCCAGTTCGGATTGGGAAAACGGACACCGCAAATCGTATTGCGCGCCGGTGCCTTTCCCTCTGGCATCCACTCTAAAAAGACATTATTCATATCACCATAGTTGGCGGGGTCGGTCAGAAAAATCTGGAGATTTAGGATTTTCGTCTTATTGGATCCCACACGCTGAAGTTGAAAATCAATTAAACTGAATACTTCGCGGGCTTGGCTCTTAAAATCGGAATTCGCATACTCCTGTGCTACTTGACCCGATAAGTATACGACATTATTATTGATAACAATCTCCGAATAGGTAGGCTTGGTATCAATACGCTGTATAGACATTCTACTTGGGTATATTATGCGATTTCGCCAAAAATACCCCAATTCTTAACGAAATTGAGTATCGCTTCCGGGGGTGTAATCGTTTGTGATGACGTAAAGGTACAGGAGAGTACAACACGCCGCTGATTTTTACACAACTCCTTTCCTTTATGGAAAACCCTGTCGCCCTCAAACAGAATTGCCTCGCCCTGCTGTAAATAAATGGTTTCCGTCTCCCCCTCCGCATTTCTATACTGGTAATTGCCGCACGTGGGTGCAGTTGTAACGGGAAGGAGGAGCGTAAAATAGCGTCCACTATAATGGTTTGTATCAAAATGCCAGTCAATGAAATCACCCTCCTTCTCATATACCACTAAAGAGAGACTATTTGGCTGATTGAGTGGTGTAACTTTCACCTTCTCACCAATCGCCTCCGAAATCTGGGTTGTTAGAGTTTTGTACCATTCTACAATTTCGGGAAGTTGCGCTTGTAACTTCTGAATGCTCACCGCTTTCTGGCGTTTCTTATAAATCTCTACCCGCGTACCCTCACTCTGCGCTATTTGGTCTAGTGGACCAAGGAATTCGTTCGGTATAGAGAGTTTAATCTTTTTAATGTAACAAAACTTCGTCTTGGGATCACAATCCGTCAGATAATTGACGTAATATGTTGTGCGTAATACAAAGTATACCATCAGCAAACACATTGCTGTTATAATAATGAGAAATACAAGCAAAAATAATGAAGATACGGTAATCTTCATTCTTACGTAGGGTTTTGGTTTTTATTCAGCTTCCATCAGTGGATTGAGCCATTCGTCACGCTCACCCTCAGGAATCTGAAACTCGTTAAAGATAGTCGCCGCCGCCGCTGCACGCTCGGCTAATGGTGTGCTGAGCAAGGTTGCGAACTTCGCTTGAAACGCCTCACGGGGTGGCTTCTCATTCTGCATCACCGCCGTAATCTCTTCATCGTAGGCGTATAAAGTATTGACCAAGTGCGCCATCTTTCCGTTGACACACATTTTCAATCCTCCAATCACTTCTTGAGACAATCGGCGTACAAGCTCTGACCGCTCGGCGTGAACACGGATATACGCCCAAACCCTATCCAGAATATCACCATATTGTTTATTAAATGCTACAGTATTATAATAATCATTCGTTAGTTCTAGCAGAATACGATCCTTTCTGTGGTCACATAGACTTACAATATTATCATTAAAGGCTACTGTAATTTCAACAAGGGCTTCCATCTCTGGTGGAACGGGGCGTGCACTAAGAATATCTACCGCCTTTTGTGTGGCATTTTGTACAGAGGACCGGTGAACACTCTGCGGATCACTCGCAAGCGCCGCAAGGTCAATGCCGCCTTCAGGGTCACGACGGAAGACAACCGCCTCTTCGCGCTGCCGGCGATTAAACTCGGCGATTTGTGCTTGACGCTGGACTTCACGTGCTGCCGCTGCCTGAGCTTCACGCACTTGACGCTCTGCCTCTAGTTCTTCATTCCGCCTACGTGTAAACTCAGTAAATACTGAATCGGCTGGTTTGAGAACCTGCAGAACATTATGCTGTGGCAAACGCTGCATAACTTCGGCGAGGTTGTTGAAGACGGTTGTCTTTTCCGCCTCTGGAATATTTGCCCATCGCAGTTCATCAGGATTGAAATGTGCAAGATTTATAACCGCAACAATTGCTCGTATAAATGTCTCCCATTCTACGTGTCGCACTCCTGTCCGACGTATACAACAATACGCTTGGGCTAATAGATCAGTAGGAACACGATGCGTCACCCATAGGTCGGCAACGAGACGAGCGTAGCGATAAAACGTATCAACTGAACTGAGTGGCGCATTATCAATCCGTTGCTGATTCTGCTGAAGAATACGATTGCGCCTTGCGACCCGCTGTGCTTCAATCGCTGCCTGTGCCTGCGCCTGTTGCTCCCTAGCACGCTCCGCTTGTTTGTGATGTATCGTACAAAGCCCATTGTACTCCGTCTTTCCAGAGTTTTTACAAGGGTCTCCTCTGCCGGTATGTGCTGTACAAAGCCCGTCGTTCATAGTATATGGTGTTACCTTACTCTATAAGCAGTTAATTAGGTTCAATTTTTGTCAAGCGAGTCCAAGCAAGCGAGGCACTTACCAATAACATGCACCCTCCACCTCCTGTGCTCCCGTAGGAATCTCCTCAGGAAACGGGAATTCCCACGCCTCATTGAAAAACTCCGATATCGTCCCGTGTGAGAGCCATCGGTGTCCTTTGATTCCGAACAAAATCTGGGTGGCGCCTCCGGTATGAATCGCCGAGATATGTTCCTTTTTGAGTGCGTAACATATCGGCAGGGAGAGGGCTCCGCATCCTACGATAGCGAAAAGAGCGCCCGTCTCTTTCACCTGTCTTACAGTATCTGCCACTGCTTCTTTCCACCCGCCATTTATAATTTCGGTTGACCAGAGTCCAGTAGTTGTGGACAGGTATGGACTATATCCCGTGCGGACAGGGATGATTTTCGGTGGCACTGGTCCCCAAATCGTATTATCTCCCCATATGGCATCCCGCTTTTTCCACTGATGCTCAATACTCTTATAGAACGACGAGACCACGGCAACTTTAGCATGTTTCGTTAGATTATAGGTCCATCGGTCCTCTAACACATTCATATAATACGGCTCTAGGGTACGCAACGGGAACTGTTTCGCTTGTGGCGCAAATGTATTTAAAATCGCTTTTTCAACATTGCCGACTAACGGATTCCAAACGGCGAAGCCCGCTCCAGCCGGTAGCACCTCTGTCAGCATATGGACCGCCCAACTATCTATAGATTTATCGGTCGCAGGAAAGAGCCCGCCATTACGCGCAATATTAATTTTAATATTTTGAGGATATGACGGGGCGTGTGTTTTCTGACGATATTGTGTATAAAATATGAGAACATCCAGTTCAGAGGTTCCTAGCTTTCCAACAAAAAATGGCTTACGAGAGCGGATTTGTTGGGCAATAAACTGGGCACCTTGGTCCATATTCATTGTGCCTTAATGAGGAACAATGGATATGATTTTAGACCGTGGGGATGGTACAAATTATTTATTGGTATATAATAAGATGGGTTCAAATAAGAACCAGAATAAGAATAAGACGGTGAAAAAGCCGAGGGCTCTTTGCCAGTGTTATGATGATCAGGGCGCGCCTTGTAAATGTAAAGCGCTTGAGAACAGTCCGTTTTGCGTTCATCACCAGAACTGCCGCGGCTCTCCTTTATCGGGCTCAGAGCCGGTTCGTGATGTAGAACTTTATAATAAGCCCGCAGTGCGTCGTTGCCATAATTGTTATTCTTACGCAATGCATGTCTACGATCCAAAAGGGGTAGAGTTATGTAAGAAGTATGGCAATTGCCGTAACTTTTTCCATCAACCCGGTGCGAAAACGGGGCACCGTAACGAGTTGAATCGTGAAGAAAGGCGCTCGTGCCCTATTGTGGAGAAACTTATGATGGGTGATATTCCAGAAGTAACAAAGACGACATATGATGCTAAATGTCCTGCGGGAATGAGCAAGGTTGCCGCGGTTGTAGATAAGGGTGTAGATTACCATTGGTACCGTCAGGACCGTGATGGCTACTGGAGTCACAAGGACGGCTCCAATAAAGTCAAAACATTTGACGCCCTCAAGCGCCCTATTTTTAACCCCGAACTCGCGTCCCGCGATTACCGATGGCAGGGGAGCGACCTGAATTACGAGGACTTCTGCGGGTTTTATTGTGTCCCGCGGGACCATCCGGTCGTTTTAGGGAGAGGCGTGAACGTCCCTGCGAAGTCGCGGAAGACGGCACGGAAGGTACAGAAGGAGTCGCGGGTGGCTCGGAAGCGGGGAGGGCACTCGGAATTGGCGAAGCCGATTCTGCCGCAGACAGGCTCCGCCCAAGGGGGGCGTGGGGTGGCGGTTGGGGGAGGCTATGACATTCGTCTGAACTCTTTACCTGGCTGCCCCCCTCATCAGGAGGGGGGACGAAAGACGCGGAAGGCGCGGAAGGCATGGAAGGCACGGAGGGGAGGGGGTTATGACATTCGGCTGAACTCTCTTCCTTCGTGCCCTCCTCAGTCGGGTATGGGTCTATCGTGGTCGGACTATCCTCTTCATTCAACAGATGATCTGAGAAAACGGTACTCGCTGGGTACCAAAACTTTAAAGCATCGGCGAAACTAATCCGCTTTTTCGGATTATAAACAAGCATCTTTCGCATAAGTTCTATAAACTTTACATTTGACTGTTTATAAAACTCAGTTCGTATTGATAGTGGCTCCATAAGACATTCGTAATAATGCTCCAGCCACCGCATAGCAAATAACCATACTTGTTCCGCATCTACATCAATTGGCGCAAACGGGTCGCTTGTATTATACTCTATCGGGCTCAAATATATACGCAACATAGACTCTATAATTTCAAATGCAGTGTTCTGGTTATCTAACAAATGAATCTGAGTCTGTGGTGATAGACCACCCTCAAATCCTAGAAGTTTATGACGCTCAGGTGCTGCAGTTTGCTTCGCTGACCACTTTTTAAGTGGGATTATAGGTTCCCAACCTTTTCGGCGTTTTACAAACGACTCCAAGTCCCTTGTAAAATCTTGTTCGAACCCACGCAGGTTCATTTGTCATAGGAGCGTTTTCTACGGTGGAAAAATAACCGCACGAAAGTAAGGATGATTTGGGAAACTATGATCTACGCAGCCATGGTGCTGCTGGTGATTATTATCGCCTGGGAATATCTCCGCAATACAATGATGATAGAAGGATTTACCGACGGTGTGGTACCGGAATATTTTGGACGGTTCTTCCCGCGTCGCCACGATGTCGTACCGGGCGAGATGCGCGAAGTAGACGGATGGATAAGAAATCCGCGATACTTTGAGGGCTACGTAGATGTACAGAATCTCGGATATAAGGGTGATTTCTGTCGCGTCGTAGAGAAAGAGGGAATACCCGATTCCCGTATTATGGCGTGTGCGCTCGCCGGTCAGGAGGGACTAGACTCCTTCACTTTCCGTACCGATTCCGCACGTGCCGGTATGCGCTTTAGTCGTGACGACTACTTCCGTGATGTGAACGATGATGGAAAAGAGGATTATGGTCGTATTTTGAAGATTAAGAACGCTCCCAATGATGCGTGGCAGGCGTTAGCGGTTCTCGCCGGTAATACCCGTTTCAAACAGGGCGAGGATACCCCTGATAATAGCCCGCCCCCTGATATCGCCGACCTACTCTTCTTCTTTGAGGGTATTATGGTCTGGTACCGTTTCTTTGATGATATGCTAGACTATGGTGAAAATACACAGATTAAAATTGCCGGTGAAATGAAGATTGATGAGGATCCTAAGAAGACGGTAACCAAGGGAATCTCTATGAATCGGCTACCTACGGCTGATAGCGAAGTGAAACCGCCCGCCGACCAGTTTATTAAAATCGGCGAAAACGCCCGTCTAGAATTTGATACGCGCGTTCAACTTCGCCAACTTCGCGCCGTTTCAATATGGGTCTTCTTTGAGGAATTTACCAACAACGCCCGTATTTTTGACTTTGGCAACGGTCCAGGTCACGACAACGTGCTTTTAGGTATTGAGGCGAAGGGTAATGTGGAACAGACGTTCGGTTTGATGAATGCGCGTCCTGGTGATATGAACAAGGTCTGTAGCGCGCGGGCGCCCGCCGAAGTGTCACCCCAAGAGTATATGCTCACCACAGACGCAAATGTCAACGAGTTTGATTGCCCTGGTCCAGAGCCCGTTCAAAACACATACCCTGAAGATGAACTATCGCCAGGCGTTGATCCACGGGCGAACCTGCTCTTTGAAATCTGGGATACCCAACAAAGAAAGATGCGGCTGCGGGCGATGAACGTGATTCCTTTGAAAAAGTGGACACATATTGCGTTGACGACGACCGATGCGACCAATTTCCGCCCCACTTGGCGAGTCTATATTGATGGCAAGATGGTATTGGAGCAGTTAGACGGATTTATGCCGCTCAAGTCATACACCACCGATAACTATATTGGTCGTAGTAACTGGGAGACCGAATCACAGGCGTTTGAGAACCCTGATGAGCGTCTGCGCGGTTCCCTGTTTGATTTCCGCCTTTACCGCCAGCCGATGAGCGAAGGAAAAATAGATAAGACATACCGCTGGGGTCATAAGAAGCTTGGTATTCAAGAGCCGCGCGCGCCTCTACAACCGGCGTCGTCCGAGGGGTTTCCTTACCCGCCACCACAACCGTTCTTATCGTCAACCGGTGATTTTCCTGGGATAACGAAATCGCCGAATGCTCTCTAAACACTTAACTAAAAATTGAAATTTGTATTGTTAAATATATAGAAGGCAAATGACTGACAAGGAATTATACGGAAAAGTATGGGATATCTTAGTTACCCTCAATGCTGTAAATAATACATTTACACCATTTAGCGCACAGGATATTAAGGGACTTATTGCGGCGAAACTTAAAGCAAAAACTGACAAAGAACCCAAGTATCTCGAACAATTGTATAAGTTGGAGGGAATGATTCGCGAGCTACGTGAATCATTTGCTGTTGAGCGGTCTACTCCTTCGGTTATTTAGGAGGACCACGCCGCTTGCTCTTAATTCCCGCCGAATAGAGGGCGGCGAGGTCGGTTGCGGTAATCGTCTCCGCATTGGACGTGGCGGGAAACTTTACAAACGTTTTCTTTACAAGAGCGTGTTTGTAGAAATACAGCCCATACGGTCCCTTTTTGATCATAAAGTCACCGACCTGCCGTGCGAACGCGGTCTCCGTCGTCGCAAACGAAATCTTCGCCTTCAGTTTATCCTGAATCTCTTCTAGCGTCTCGCTGCCCTTAAGACTCACATTCGTCGTGCCGCAAACCACATACCATCCATATGGTCCCTTCTTCTTTCGGATTTCCTGCGTTTCTAACATTCCGATAAGTTCGCCTTGTTGCGCCTGCTGTGCTGCGGCGAACGCGGCTGTTGCGTCCAAGAGTGTAGCGGACTCAAAGGTGACCGACGGGGGCAACGGGGCAAAGGTGGCTTTGGTGTCAGCGGGGGCGCCCGCAGGTGGCTCTTTCACAAAGAGGGGACCCTTACGGCTCAGAATTACCTTCACGTTTTCGGCAAGGGTGCGCTCTTTTGCCGCTTTATTCGCAGCGTTGCCGCCGGTGGTCATTGCCGTGTAGCGTTCTTTGTAGGTATCCCACGTCTGCTGTAGAACCGACTTCCAAGGCTGCTCGGCTTTGGCAACGGCGTCT